AGTGTAGTTTTGATATATTGTCTAGAATTAACTTAGATGTTTATAATCTTATAGACAAATATATTTTAAAAATGAAGTATCTTTTAGAAGATACATTTAGAGTAAAAGTATCCGTTAGACCGCCAGTTATCATTAGATGGTTTCCAGGACTCGAGCAGCAACCACATGCTGACAAGCAATTGAACGATGGTTCGCCAAATCCTTTTCCTACCTATGATCTAAATTCACTTATTTATTATAATGATGATTTTGAAGGTGGAGAATTATATTACCCTCAGCATGATTTAGTAGTTAAGCCTAAGCCAGGATTAGCTGTAGCCCATCCTGGAGATGTCAACTACCTTCATGGAGTTAAGAAGGTTACCAGTGGCGAAAGATTTACTACGCCATCTTTTTATACTATAACAGATTTGTTAAAGTAAAGCTTTGCCAGGTTTTTCCTGGAACAGATGTCTCAATTGTTTTGCATCGGCTATGAACAATGGTGTTGTTGCAACCAAGTAAAGTATGCCCCAAATACTATATTGCCAATTGAATACCAAATATACTAAATAGCCGACCATGGTAAACAGGTAATCATATTTAGCTATTCCAAGTAGCCAATCAACATTGTAATATGGCTTAAGAGCAAAGTATAGGTTTACCGGGAAAGTGGCAGTAACTATAAACAGGAAGAATAAAGCTAACTGACCTATGTTACTAACATTAAAGTCTACGCACATTGCAACAAGGACTAAAAATATTATTGAATAATGGTGCTGTATCACTGATTTAGTCAGATACTTTTTGACCTTTACAAGGCACATGAAGTCTACTGCCATGTAGGCCATGGCTATCGATCTTATGGCAAGATTAGGATAATAACCATTTATTATATCTGTTACATAATAATATAACAAAATAATGAATGTGAAGAAACAGCTCATTGACTTAATTAAGTTTGAGCAGCTAAATGGTTCCTTTGGATGTATTTCGCCATTTACTCTAAATATGGACAGGAATCTATTGTTGCTGTATAGCCAATTTAGAAAGACACACGTTATCCCCCAGACAGCCAATGGGATAGCATTGGCTGCCGTTAGCGGACTTTCAAACATTACTCCTACTTAAATCTAGGTGGGAAGAACGGTGGGAAGAACGGTGGGAAGAATGGTGGGAAGAACGGTGGGAAAAATGGTGGGAAGAATGGTGGGAACCATGGTGGGAAATACGGTGGGAAAAATGGTGGGAACCATGGTGGGAAATATGGTGGGAAATAAGGCGGGAAGTATGGTGGGAAATACGGCGGAAAGAATGGTGCGTATCTCTCGTAGTTTATAGATGTACCTAAAGAAGTTACAGTTGTATCAGTAAGTGCAGTTTTAACAGTATTTAAAAGTCCAGAGTTATCTGTGGCTGTATCTGTTACAGAACCAACAACGAAACCAGCACTCGTGATGGCTGTATTGGCTGTTGAGTCAGCTGTTCCGAGCTGCTACTGTTGGCTTTGCTCTTTTTCTCTTAGAACCTTTTCCTGGTTCCGGAATATTATGTAACGTCATGTTATGCTGCCAAGTCTCCTAGGGCCACCCATGTGTCAGTGGCACGTTTAATAAGTGTAGCAGATGACCACTGAGTGCGCAACTTGAGGCCTGGTGTGGCGTTGATCGTTACGCCGCCAGTTGCTGTTATAGTTGTTTGTCCAGCTCCTGTTTGAAGAATGGTTATCGTAGTCCCGATAGGGAATGCCATAGATGAGTTTAATGGAACTGTTAAAGTATTAGCTGATCCAACGTTCATTTCTATTAACTTAGCTCTGTCTGCCAAAACCAAACTGTAGTTAGCTGTCTGAGCATTGGTTATGGTGTCGGTAACTATTCTCTGATAGTTAGTTCCATCATTGGTGAATTCCCAACAGTCGTCTGTTTCGTTCCAACGAAGAAGTACGTTTGTTGAAGTACCGCGTTCAACTTCAATACCTGCGTCCTGTGATGGACTGCCTGCTTCATTATTGTTCAATATAATAATATTGTCATCAATCGTTAAAGTCTCTGTGTTAATGCTTGTTGTTGTGCCAGAAACTGTAAGGTTTCCAGAAACAGTTAAGTTTCCAGCTACAGTTGGATCAGATGTGTTTACCCATGCTGAACCATTATAAGAAAGAACTTGGTTTGGTGCTGCTGAAGATATCGTAACATCTGAAAGATCTGTCAAAGCATTTATTTCAGCTGTTGTTGCATTTACCCAAGCTGAACCATTGTATTTTAGGAATTGACCATTAGTTGCTTCCGAAATTGTCACATCTGAAAGATCCGTTATACCTAATGATTCGGCTAATGTAAACCATTCAAGACCTGAAGTTGTTGATGAATTAGCTCTTATTGCTTGACCATCTGTGCCAACAGCTAAACGACCAAAAGTATTATCTGCTGTTCCAACAATTAAATCTCCCTTAGCGTCAGCCAAGGACTTAGGTACATATGTGCTTGAAGCGCTTGTCCCAGCATCAGTTACTGCATTGTTATAAGCAATTGTTGCAGCATTTGCCACAAACTGAGTAGTTGCCAATTGTGTATTGCTTACGCCATTGGCTGCCGTTGGAGCAGTTGGTACTCCAGTAAAAGTTGGATCAGCTAGCGTTGCATAGCCAACAAACGAAACAGAAGATGTTTCAGTCCCAGTTATTCTGCCGTATGAGTCAACAGTATGAGCACTAATAAAGGATGTAGTATTTGCACCTGAAGTATTAGTTTGGGTCACCGAAGCTAAGTCGATACTGTCTGCGTTAATAACTATTCTTGAAGAAGATGCTGTTACAACATCTATTATGTTTCCGGTTTTTGTCATTCCACCACCAGCAGTAAATGTGGCAGTTCCCGTAAATTGTGAATAGGTAACATCATCAGTTCCAAGAACAATTGCTCCATTGGTTCCAGTTCCAGCTGTAGTCAAAACAAAAGCTTGACCACCGTTGTTGGTTCCACCAATTACGAACACAGCATCGCCTGCTCTTACTTGGCCAGCAATGCTATTGTCAGTATCTGAACGGCGTGTTAAAACAAACGGTGCTGATCCATCAACACCTTGAGCTGTAATATAATAAATACCATTTTGTTTTGCATCTGCTTGGTTCTTTACCAGAACAGACTTACCAGTTGTTTGAGCACTTCCGTCAACTGTTAGTCTACCATTTGAATCACCAGTTAATGTTGCTCCAACTCCAAGAGTTCCGTTTTCGTATGTGCATGCTGGAAGGGCTGCTGCAGTTCCAAAGTCTGCTGCTGCGTGCCAGTTCATTCCAGATGCTACTGTGTCAACATATGCTCTAGTTGCAAGAGCTGTTGATCCAGTCCCAGCATTTGATGCTACTACAGAAGTTACGTTTAGAATTCCATTTGCTGCAATGTTAGCTACTACAGTTCCACTGGAATCTTTAAATTCTACTAAGGGCGCAGTCGCTCCTGTTGCTGCTTTAAATATCGCTGATTCGTCATAGATTGTGACTTCAGGTGCGGTTTCAGTTCTTAAGCGGGCCATGCTACTCCTAATCCCAATTTTTGCAAAAATTAACTAGGGATATAGTAATAGCTAAACAGAGAAATTATTGTGTTATTCTCTTTAAAAAATCAAGCATTCGGCCCACGTATTTGATTCTACCAAAGTGAGTTAAATTGATCGTTGGATCAACCCAGATCTTTCCACCCATTTTTTGCCAATAACGGCAGAACCCATAGTCTTCAGACAAAAATCTGCCATCGTCATCTACATATGAGTTAAACAAAGCGTAGGCGTTTTCGCCCTCGGCACCATTGAGTGCACCTGTGTCGTCTTTATATTTAAGCTTTTTATACTTCTTAAACATCTTAGTAAAGACTTCACGCTTAATCAACATAAAGCCAGTCCCAGCCTCATAGCATTCTATGGCACCGTTGTCGATGTTTAGCTGGTTTTCTCCTGGCTTTGTCATATGCACAACGTATCTAGTGGCATATTCCATTAGATCTTGTGCTTGAAGATCGGTCTGTGCGCCTTCTTTTACCTTGTCCCAATTTATCTCTTTAATTGGATAAGATGCCGTTACGACATCCTTGTCGTGCCATAGGAGTTTTAATATTGATTCTTTGTCAAACTGTAGGTCAACATCGATAAATATCATGTGGGTAAAGTCTGGATTCCCCATAAACTTTGCGACCAGGTTATTTCTAGCTCTATTGATTAGAGAATCTGAGATCGTGCATATAGAAAACTGCAGGCCAATTTCTTTATAATAAAGACAAGCTTGCAAAAAGCTCATCATAAAAGGCTCTGTTACATGAGAGTCATAACATGGAAGAGCAAAAAAGATATTCCATTGCTGGAGCTTTTCTTTGGGAATTGTTATGTTTATTTGTTGTTCTTCTACTGGCATTTATAAATGCTACTACATAATTACCAGCTTGTCAAAGCTGACCTCTTCCATGTGTTAGTATCCACACATAGATATATGTAATTGGAATCATATGCTATCTCGCCGGGACTCCCGGTTGAGGATGCAGTAGCTGGAGGATCTGAAACTATGTCAGAAAATGGAGGCGTATTCTTAACTCCTCCAATGTCAGTAAATATCCCTACTCTTTTTGAATCAGTACTTGGCGGAGAAGAAAAAATAACCTTAGCTGTATTGGCCGTTAAAGCTTCCCATCTTACATTTGAAAAACTATAAGGAGAATTTACTTCCCTACATGTAAGTCCTATGTTTCTTGTATTTAAATTATGAGTTAGTGTATATTCGGTATTTGAATTATCTCCAACTAATGCAAAGTAAGATGTATATTGATCCAACAGATAAACTGAGGCCAATATAGAAGAAGCTTGTGGAGCGCTTGAAAAATCAAAGGTAACTCTATCTTTTGTCGTAGCCTGTGATAAAACATCTATAATTTCATATGGAGAATCTACGTTTCTTGCAACTGCAATAATATCCCTAGAGCCAAGGTTGTGGTCAACTGCTATTGTTGAATTAGATCCATTACCTATAATTGTTGAGTAAAATTCTTTTGTCCCTGGACCTTTAATGACTACTCTTTTGGAATTTGTACTTGGAGCAGATTCAAAATCTAAAGTAATTGCATTTGAAGTTGTTGCTTCCCACCTAACCTGAACCACATCATATGGATTTACATTTTCTCTAACTATAACGATTACATCTTTTGTTCCAAGATCATGATTTATAGTAAATGTTGAAGTGGTGTTATCTCCAATAACTTGCTCATAAGACACCCCTGCAGTCGTGGTTGCATCATCTGATGCAATAAACTTTGTTCCGTTAAATTTAAGAACCTGGTTTAAGCTTGCCCCAGTTGGATCTATTTCTATAGAATCTACTGTTAAGGTTGTAGCCTGTATATTGGCCACATTAACAGTGCTTGGTAAAGATAGGGTATAGGCACCGCTTGTAGTGTTGCTAGTTACAGTAACTTGATTGGCTGTTCCAGATATTGAAGATATTAAAGCTGCTCCGGATTATGGAATTAGATATATTCTTATAGAATAATTTACCATCGGCGTAGTTAATGGCAATTTCTCCGTCAGCCAAAGCTGCAGGAGCCTGTGATGGCGTTGCTGATTTTTTAAGGGTTATTAAATTGGCCATTTTAATCCTTTAAACTATATGCGTATAGTAACAGGAATTTATCTTTAATTATATTAAATTTACCATTTACCCAACGGGCAAGATGCTAATTCTAGCTTTACCTTTAGATCCATAAAACATCCGCACTCTTTACATTGGTGTGTTAATGCAATTAATCTGTCACAATCTCTACAAATATCAATTCGCTCTTTTGCTTTTTCCTGTGTTGCTCTAGGTGCGTTTGGATCAAGCATGTCCCAAGGACGAGTCTCGCCTAGTCTAGCTTTGAGTGCTTCTACCGGGAGGCCAAGTTTAGCCTTATATTCTTGCCAAGGTGTCATCAATTATTCCGTGATAATCGGCCATTGTGAACCAATTCTAGGAACAGATTCATCACCAGGAAAACCACCTTCCAAGACATATATCTTTGGGTCAGATGAAAATACTGCTATTCTTCTTTCGGTTACTTCATGCGGTCTTATTACTTGTATGTCTGCAATTTCTCCATCAATTACAAATAAAAACGTTGGAAATCCAGTCATGTCTGGCATTTCGCTCATCGGAATACTATCGCTCATTTTTTTCCTTTTTTAATAGTTAATGTATTATAACACTTATTAATAATAAATGCCAATTGTTTAACATGCTCCACAATACAATCTGTCTGCGTATGAAGCTGGACAACCACAATTGCAGTCACCGTACGCTGCGTAGCATGCCGTACTTGCTGGGCAGTCTGCTGAGTTTGCTGAAACGTCAGTAAATATATACAGCAAGCAGCCTGTGTATGGACTGCTTACTGGTTGACATGAATACCCAACACATGGATCCACATATCCGCATATTCCATGTCTATATGCTGGGTTATATCCGCCTTCTCCTGGACATCCTGCGCAACCGCATGTGTAATACTGATAACTTAATGTTCCTTCACAACTGTAAGAGCCTCCCCAAGTACAAGTACCACAAACGCAAAATGACGG